GTCCCTAGGGGCCGGCGGTTCCAGACTTTTGACCCCCCCTCCCGGCCGGTCGATCGGCTGGCCGAGGGGAGGGGATGGGGTCACCATTGACCCGCGTTCGACCGCTCCAGCTTCTGCTTGCGGCTATCGTGGCAGGCCTTGCAAAGGCATTGCAGGTTCGCCGGGTTCCAGAACAGACGCTCATCACCACGATGCGGGATGACATGGTCGCAGACGAGCTGCGAGGTGTCAGGCTCGATGCATCCGCATCCTTCCATCTGGCATGTGAAGAGATCGCGCGTCAGGATCTCCAAGCGCAGCTTGCGCCAGCGTGCGGTCTTGTACCAGGCGCGCCACTTGATCTGCTTGTCCCTGGTCCTGAAGCGCTCGGCCTCAGCCTGCTCGCGCGGCAATGCAGCAAGCCTGTTACCCAAAGGCGTCAGTCTCGGCTTGATCGCTGTTAGCCTGCCCATACCCTACAACGAAGAAAGGCGACCCACCGGCCGCCTTCTGTCCTCGTCGAATTCGCATGGCTTGCGCACTGGCCCTGAATCGGTGCCTCGCCGGGGAGGCTGTCAGGGCGGGGTCTGACCGGGTACCCACCTGGAGGCTTTCGCCTCGCTTCGCCAAGAGTCCTGCCTTGACGTCAAAGGTTTCCACTGAGATCTCAGATCATCCGCAAGCAATGACTCTCACAGTTTTTCGACGAACGCAAGCGGCATGACGAACTCGACCTTGCCGCCGAACATGTCCATCGACACCTTGCAATCGAGCTTCTGCGGGCCTTTCTTTTTCACCTTTGGCATTTGCACTATTTCGCCATTCGACCCGACCCACGGACCCGCCTTGACGAATACCTTGTCGCCGACCTTCAGACGAGTATCGGCAACCAGTTTCTGCAGCGATCCATCATCATGCATCGCTATGAAAACTCTCATGATCTTGTCATTTACGCGCCACGGCCGCAGCGCTCCGCCAACAAGGCCCAGCACGCCCTTGACAGACAGCAACCCCATGAAGGCATGCGCATCGAGCAGGCAGCGGACTAGCACATATCCGCTCATGATCGGTGTCTTTGGAATGGTCCATTTGCGCCCGCGCCGGATCTCCATACGGTCCTTTTCGTGCGGCACGAAGGCCATCACGTCGGCAGCGAGCAGACGCTTTTCCACAGCCAGTTCATGACGGTCCTGAACTTCGAGGCAAACCCAGCCGGCGCCGCCTTCGCTGTCAGCCATGATCGCGCGCCCAGCCATGGCGATATTGCGGTTCTTCCGCATGTTCTCGCGAATCGCCAGATCTTGTTTCCAGTCGGCGTGCTCGTCGATGAAGATGGTGGCGCCGCGAAACTCACTCTGCCGCTGCATGAACATGACCCTCGACCTTTCTTCTGAACCGATGCACCGCCGCCGCCACGGCGCCATCCATATCCGTCCAGCCGTCCTCGACCGCCGGAAACCACACCCAGCCCTGTCGGCCCGTATCGGGAAGCCATGGCCAGCATTGGGCCGCGTGGAACCGCTTCCACGCCTCCCACAATTCGCCGCCAACCATGACCTGCTGAAAATCCTCACCGAGAGAGACCACCTCAGAATTCACCGTCACGCCGCGGCCTGCGCTTGCCGCCTCATGCATGGCCACCACCTGCGGCCAGCCATATTTCAGTTTTTTATCCCGCCAAAAGATGCTCTCTTTTTCCGGGCTTTGGTCGATGATCCGCTCTTCTAGCGCGGTCAATGCCGGCAATGTCTTGGCTGGTTTCAGGAGCGCCATAAACCGTTGCGAACCCCATGCCTTGCCGAAAGGTGCCGCCACCTTCGGCGGCTCGATTACGGCTGGCTTGGGCGCCAACTTCTCCCAACGGCGTTCCCGCAGATAGACCGCAGCCGAGCAGTTTTTCGTCCGCCCGCCCTTCCTGGCCTCTTCGAGATAGTCCGCCTGGCGGGCTACAGCCTCTGTCCTGTCGCCGGTGCTGAGATCGAACCAGGCCTTGCGGGCGTCAGGCTCGCTGTCGCTGACATAGGTCGGCCAGGTGTGGAACCAGCGTTTGAATTCCCGTTCGATCGCCTGCTTGCTTTCCGCCCGCTCTGCGGCCTCGCTCGAACTGCCTTCCTCGCGTTCGCTTGCGCGCTCTCTCTCAATTGATGGTTCTATTGGTGGTTCTATGACGGTTTGGGTGACACCGTGACACCCTAAAGCGTCGTCAGTGTCACCGTTAGCGTCGTCAGTGTCACCCTTGATTTCAGGCTCGTTTTCTAAGGGTGACACGGTGTCACCCTTGGGATTCGGCGCATCCGGCACCCATCTTGCCAGCGGCAGCGCGGTCAGCGTGGTCATGACGAAGTCGTAATGCGTCGTCGAGCGCCGCCCTTTGCCGCCCTCGGCGACGATCTTCAATATGCCTTCCTCGACGAAGGCGGCCAGGGTCCGCTGCACCGTGCGCGGCGAGGTATTGCATTGCGCCGCCACCCGTTCCACGCTTGGCCAAATGCCGCGACCCTCATCGTCTGCATGGTCTGCCAGCCGCGCCGCAATCACCTTGCGCGTCGCGTTGCCGAAATCCCGTTTCCAGACGATGGTGGTGCATTCCGTGCTCATTCCGCAGCCTCCGCGACCGTGCTGGCGCCAATCTCGCCCCACTGGTCAGCCATCGCCTCAGCGATCCCTGAGAAAAACCTAGACCTCTCCCGCCAGCGATGTTCGCCTGGCGGCATGCGGTGGACCCGCGCTTCACGCCCCTCGACGATGTCGGTCGGCGTCAGCGGCGGCAGGTTCTTGAGCCAGAAACAGGTGCGTTTGATTTCGCCATGGCCGAACTGCCAAGGCTGCACGCTCTGCGCCGGCGGTGCATAGTTGCGAATGCGTTCTTTCGCGTGCCGGTGCATTACTGGGTTTTCAACACAGATGCGCTCAATCGGCGCATTCCAGAAGGCGGAGAACAACTCAGCCCCTTCCTTAAGTTCCGCTTGCATCTCGTCGGACGTTCGCCCCGGAGGAGGCTTGGAAAGCCATCTGACCCCGGAGTTGCATAGACGCGTGCATGGCGGATGAGCGACAATCAGAAGGTCCCAGCCATGGTCGAGAATGTCGCGGGCGTCACCCACTATGTGGCGATTGCTGCCATCTTCTGCCGGCAGCAGGTCGCACGACCAGGCATCATGACCACGCGCCGCGAAGGCGCGGCGAACGGTTCCGGAAAACTCGCAAGCAACCAGCATTTTCATCCTTTCCTGCCCCTCGCTACTTCCCGCATCGTCGAGCGCCAGAAATGCACGCCCAACATTTTCTCCGGCGGCACGTCCCCTTCCGCCGTCCGCACCGCCAGCACGGCGGCCAGTTCGGCGTCGACATAGTTCGCGCCGGCCATGAACTGGCAGCCGGAGAGCACGGCTTTCAGCCGCAGGTGGTTTGCCGGCAGGTGGCCGAGCGGATAGCGCAAGAGCCACGCCGCCCGCGCCGCGTCGGTTTCCAGTCCCGCCAGTTCGTCGATCAGCGGCCCGGTCATGAAACCCTCCTGTCGCGGATGGCTACCGCCGCCATGCGGCGCGCTTCGCGCAGGTAATCGGCCGGGGTGCGCAGCACGATCCCCTGCCGGAGAGGCAATGTCGGCAGGCCGTCTTCGCCGCGCGGCCGGTCATCGACATTGGCCCACCAGACGACGTCGCGCAGCAGTTCCCAGGCGGTCGCTTCCGAATAGTCGTCGCCCCAGTAGGACGTGAAGGCATGCATTGGCGTGCCCTTTAGCGCCCAGGCATCACGACGGCGCTGCGGCTCGATCTTGACGCCGATATAGCTGTCTTCCTTTTTGGCCGGGAAGAAGTTCTCCGGCAGCCAGCCATCCTGCATGTCGATGAGGATCGTCATGGCGTTCTTGGACAGCTTTTTGAGAATGCGGAGGTTCATATCCGGCGCTCCGCGTTGGCGGTTCGAGCGCGGATCATTTCCGCCACAGATGCCGGCCGGGCGCCGCGCTGGATCAGCCTGGCCATTACGTCGGGATGCCAGGGAAAGTCCGCATCAGCCATGGCACGTCGAACGTTCTCCGGCAGAGCGTCAAAAATGGTCATCATCTGCGCTGAATTGGCCGCTGGGCTGGTATGAATCCTCACGCTGCCGCCTCGCTTTCCGGCGGCGCGACGTCGTTCAGCATCTTCGTGCAGATCGCGTTCAGTTCGTTGTCATCGCGGCGCGGCATCTGCACCAGCATGCCGCCGCCATCGGATTTCAGGATGATCGGGCTGGCCGGATCGCTGTAGGAAAAACCGACGTCTAGCCCGCGCAGCAGCGAAAGCGCGTCAGCCATGTACCGGATGTTGAAGCCGAGAGCGCCGGCCTCTCCGTCTAGATCAGCAATCGACAGGATTTCCCGCACCGTCACGTCGTCGTAACGGCCTATGGCGGCGAGCGCCATTGTCTCGCCCCGCCAGGCCATGAACATGTCGCCGTCGCCAGTCCTGATCACGGCGCGCATGCGGCGAAGCAGTTCAAGCATGTCGGCGCGGCCGACCTTGAAGCGCGCCTTGATCGCGTTGCTCGGCACCACGCGCCGCCACTCCGGATATTTACCGTCGATCAGTCTGGCAGTCATGGTGACGCCATCCATGGCAAAGCGTAGCCGTGTGCGCCCCTCGTTGGCGACGACATTGCGCACGGGCGGCAGCTTCAGGAGCGCCCTGCTTGCCGGCGTCGGCAGGATTGCGCCACTCATCACGCCGGCATCAAACCCGAACGGATAGGATGCCAGCCGGTGCCCATCGGTTGCGACTGCCTGGTCGCCGTCGAAGAACACGCCGTTCAGGTAATATCGCGTCTCTTCCGTGCTGACATATGGAAGCGCAAAACCGATCGCCTTTTTCAGCGCGTCGCCATCAACTTGCGTTGCCGCACTGACGCCGCTCATGGGCAAGCCTGGAAAGTCTTCGGCATTCAGCGCCGCCAGCCGATAGCTGGACGTTCCGAATACTATGTCTGTCGTCTTGCCGTCGGACGTGATGTGCAAATCCTGTTCGGCCGGCAGGCGACGAACGAGCGCCAGCAGCGGCGCGACGGGCAGGCAGGCAGCGCCATCCGAAAGAATAGCCGGCAGCGTCACGCTTATCTGCAGGTCGAGGTCGCAAGCGGAAAGCTCACGACCAGACAGCCGCGCCATGGACAGCACGGGAGTCGTGCTGCGTCGGCTCTTACATACGGCAGGCAAGACGGTGGTTAGCGCAGCCTTTAGCGCGCCAGCAGTCGTGTCGCAGGTCAGCATAGGGGATTGCCCTCCGGATCGAATTGAAAGGAAATGGTCCCGTTGCCGCTATGGCCACGGGTCAGGCGTGCAGGCGGAATGGTCGGAATAGGTGCGGATTCGACTGCCACTGGCTCCGGCTCGTCGATTTGTCCGGCCTGGTTGCCAGCCTCGAACCCCCAAGCGTCCCAGCCCGGTCGCGGGCTGCGGCAGAACATTTCGAGCTTCGGCACGCCGGGATAGAGTTTTTCGATCTGTTCGGCGAACCAGTCCGGCTTGGCCGAATGCGCGCCCTTGCGTTCGCGATAGACCGTCTCCGGCTGGGTGCCGGGCAGGGGCGTGGCCGGTTCGCCACGACGGCCGATCAGCAGCAGCTCGTGCCGGTCGCGGCCCCAATAGCCGGTGCCGGCGATTTCCTTGTCCCAGATCCAGTGATGCACATAGGTAAACCCGGCGGCATCGAGCACGGCGAGCCCGTCGCGCAGCATCGGGTTGGTCGCCCAGCAAAACAGCACGGCATCGCGCGGCATGTCTGCCGCCAGCTCGGTAAAGAGCGCAATGATCTCTTCCGTGGTCATGGTCGGATAGTGGTTTTCGGCGCTCTTCTCGCGGCCGGTCACTTCCGAGTGCACGCCGAATTTCCACGGCGGGTCGGCATAGTAGACGCCGTAGCGCTTCGAGATCTTGCCAGCTGTCGGCTTGCCCGCCTCGGCCACCAGCGTCATATGCAGCAGCCTGCCTTCGTGCCGCTTCTCCTGCCGCTCCCGGCGGATTTCCTTGGCCCGCGCGCAGATCGCCTTCTCTTCCTGGCGCAGCACCCGTTCCTGCTCTTCCTTCTCCAGCCAGGAAATCGCTTCGCCGGTATTGACCTTGATCCGACCGTCCTGAATGGCGGCCACCAGCTCGCTCGTGCCGTGATCGCGAATTCGCTTGGCGGCTGCGACAGCCCTTTCTGAAATCGACAATTTCCGCGCGGCTTCACGGGTCTGCAAATTTGCAGACCCGGACGTCGCCTGGTTGAGACCATTTTCCCAATCGACGATCTTTGCGGCTGCCATCGCCCGCTGGCTCTCCGTCAGGTGTCGCCTCTCCAGATTGACCGACACCACAAAGTTCAGCGGGTCGTCGCCCCGGTATTCCTCGTATTCCGGCTCGATATCGGCATAGAGGCAGGCCGCCTGGCGGTTGCGCCCATCCAGCACCATGCCGTCAAGCAGCACGATCTTGTGCCGCAGGCCGAAGGTGACGATGTCGTCCGCCATTCTGGCGATGTCGGCGTCGGCCATCATCGGGAACAGGTTGGCAAGCGGATGCGCTGGAAGGGGCGTGAAGGTCATTTCTTGGCCTCCATCCCGCGCCGGTAAGTCTTCCAGCCGTCGAGAATCCGTTGAACTGTGTCCTTCGGCACGCCGAGGCCGGCCGCGATCTTGCCTGCAGCCCAGTTCTCTGATCGCAGCAGCAGTGTTGCGCCGACGATGGCGTCGAGATCGCCATCGGCGATCGGCATGCTCTTTTCGCGCGCACAGATCGCCGCGAAACCGGCGTCGAACACCTGGCCGATCCACATCGACGAGGCGAGGCCGCGTTCCGCCGCCTGACGGTCGAGCGTTTGCTTGGCCTTGATCGGCACGGACAACGAAATGCCGACCATCTTGGTTTGAAAGCTCATGGGCGCCTGCCTTCCAGGCTTCGCTCCCGGTGCGCCTCGCAATAGATCTTGCCGGCCGGGATGCAGTAGCCGCAGAAGCGGGTGGAGAAACCCTCGCCCGAGATCGGCCAGCGGCATGTGCGGTCGTTCAGGTCGAGCAGCGTCAGCGGCTGCAGGCTATCCACCCCGGCGGCCGGCCGCATGTCGGCAAATCCGGGCATATATTCCGCCCGCTCTTTCGGCGCCGGCTTCGCCTCCGGCAGCGGGGCTATCTGCCGTGCATGCTCGGCCGCCTTGGCGCCGGCGCGCAACACGCGATAGGCAAAGCGTTCGCGATTGCGCGATATCATGCTGCGAATGCAGGCCTTGCTGCAGCCCAGCGCATCGGCCATGGCCTGCATGCTCGCGCCGTCGCGCCACATGATGACGGCCTGTTCGAACTGGCTTTCTGTGATCCGCGCCTGCCTTGTGTCGAACAGGTGCGCATGCCGGCGGCGCATGCCTTCGACGGCTGTGCGGCTGCGCCCGACTCTGCGGGCGATCTCGCGCACGCTGGCGCCATCCTGCCAAAGCCGTGCTACCGTCTTGACGGTTTCGAGTGTCAGCGCGTTCATCAGTGCCACTCCTCGCTAAGCCCGCGAGCGCGCAGCTCACGCAATGTCGTGCGAAGGGCACCTAGCGCGGCGGCGTCATCAAATCCGGCGGCGATACAGACCACGGCGGCATGTGTCAGGATTTCCGCGCTCGCATCCACCGGATCTTTGGGGAGCATTTCGAGAATTAGCTTGCAACGCCTGTCTATTTCGCTCAGCTGCTCATCCATCACCCACCCCCGATCATCACGGCGTCGAGTGCGGCGAGGTTGCGCTGCGCGGCGACGATGGTGTTGCGGATAGCCAGCCGTTCGCCGGCGTCGAGCACGCCGTCTTCGAGCGCCAGCGCCACCTTGCGCACCACGTCGTCGAGCACGCCGTTGAGCCGGAGAACCGCCGCGGCGGTGACGGCGCCAAAGCCTTCGCCCGCGCGCCCGCGCACCAGCTCGCTCATGGCGGTCATCAGGAAGGGATGGGCCGACGCCCGGTCGAGCGCCACGGCGAGATCGAGGCGGATGAAATTCTGCCGCCAGTCCGCCCCGGTCGAGGCATACTTGGTCAGCGTCGAAGAGGCGACGCCGAGCCGGTCGGCCGTGCGGCTCACCCCGCCCAAAGCCTCGTAGGCGGCGCCGGTCGCCGCCTTCAGCATGTTCTTGTCATTCTCGGTCAATGAACGCACGAAAACACCCCCGATTTGCGTCAAGGAAAAAGTCGACTGATTTGATTCCGTGAAAGCCGGGCCGCCCGCCCGTATGGTCCGCCTATGCAATCAAGGGGGATGACATGTTTTCACGGGGAATAAAAAGCGGCCCGAGGGGTAGGGTTCGGGCCGAAGCTGCAGCGCATTGGCAAGATGATCACTGCAGGGGAAAAGAGCGCGAGGGGAAGAGGCATCTGCCGCTCGCGCAGCCGATCCGCCAACGAGGAGGCGGGGCAGCAAGGTTGAGGGGAGGAGCATCATTCGGCGGCCTCCTGCGTCTGCAGGCAAATCGCCATGAATTCGGCTGCGGTGACCTTGCCGGCCGTGCCTTTTTCGATCTCGCGAGCGAGGCCAATGCTCGGGTTTCGCTCTCCGGACAGGACGCGCGTCAGCGTGCTCGGTGCCTTGCCGATCCTGACGGCGAAGGCAGAAAGTGACTCATCATTCTCTTCAAGATAGCGACGGAGCGTATTCATGCCCCATTTATTGCCAAATAGGCAAAAAACTGTCAAGGCGAATTTTGCCTATTTGGCTCTGGCGCCGCGCGACGGTTCGATAGAGATTTGCCATATGGACAAAATTCTACCGAACCGCATACGCGAATTGCGTGACGAACGCGATATGACGATCGAACAGCTGGCGGAAGCGACCGGCTTGTCGGTCTCTTACGTCTCACGATTGGAGCAGGGAGAGCGCAACCTATCCGTAAAGAACATTAACCTTTTCGCGCACGCGCTCGATGTGGAACCGCCGGCGCTGTTGAAATCCACGGAAGTTAAGCGCAATGTGGTCTCAGTAATGGGTCGCATTGGTGCAGGTGCGGAAATCTTGCCCGACGAAGAACAGGTTCCGGTTGAAGGTCTCTACGAGATTGAGACCCCGTTTCCTATCCCCGACGATGCTATCGCTTTCGAGGTCCACGGCGATTCGATGTGGCCGCGCTATGATTCCGGCGACATCGTAGTGTGCTGGCGGCAGGGCGTAAACGTCGAGGAGGTCATCGGTTGGGAAGCGGCCGTCAAGACATCTGATGGACGTCGGTTTCTCAAACGTATCTTGCGTGGCTCGGCGAAGGGAACATATGACCTCGAAAGCCACAATGCCCAGCCCATAAGGGGCGTTCGCCTGGAATGGGTCGCATCGGTTCAATCAGTGATCCGCACGGGACAATGGCGCAAACTTTCTGATCGCGAGCGCCAACGGCTGATTAAGAAGATGACGAAATCCGCCTAGACCGGGATCTGCCAGTTATGGCAAAGCGTCCGCGCAACCGCGTCCTCGGTGTCCGTCCCGCCCATCCCAGCTGTCAAGAATGCTGGCGGCTTGCCGGGCTCGACGATTAGCAAGCCATAGAATATCTTATCACCGGTATAGCCACCGAAGCTGTTCTTCGCGTTCACATAACCGCAGACATTGATGCTGTTATCTGATCCCTTCGCCGCGAATATTTCACCGAACATCGCGCTCATTGGGTCCTTCAGGCTTCGCTTCACGCCTTCTTGAATTTTGGCTTTCGCTTGCGCATCGAGAGGATATGCAACGTATGTCACTGTCGGTGTCGGCGTGGATGACCGCGGCGGCTGGCTAACACAGGACGCTGCGAGCACCGATACTGCCACCGCCAATATTCTCGACTTCATTGTTGCCCCTCCGAAATTGGCTAGCCTCCCGCGCTCGCCATCCCCATCAGTTGTAGCGACGGGCAGTGCAGAGTCAACGTTGTCGAACCTGCTTGCCAAATAGGCGAGAAAGGATTTCGCCTATTTGGCAAAAAATAGTTGACAACGATTTGCCTATTTGGCAAATATTGATGCGTTCCCGGCCGGAACCGGCAGACGCGCTACCCTCCTCCCAGCGCTGAAGCCACACCCGCCCGCGGCGGCTGCCCGGCCGTTGCGGGCGGGCAAGCCGGACAAGTGTTTGCTGCCCGGTAGCCCGCCCCCGCCGTAGTCATGGGCTCCCGGCACCAACAGAGCCGGAGGCGCCGCATCGCCTCCGGCTCGAAACTTCAACCACAGGAGAATTGTAATGCTTGCATCCCGTACCCCGATCACCGACGCCAACATCGCCGCCCACGAAGCCGATGTCGCCGCCCGCATCGCCTCCGGCCGGCTATCGCGCCAGGCCATGGCCGAGCGGCCCTATGCTGGAGCCATTGCCCGCGACATCGTCGGCGAGATGGCTGACTTCATGCTGGAAACCGGCACCGGCACGATGGACGATCTTAAGTTACGCTTTTCTTCCGACCAGCTTACCGAAAAGAACCTGCAGGCCGCCCGCGACCGAGCCAACCGGTGCTGGGTCCGCCGCGCCGCCTGAGCGCTCCCCTTGAGCATCGGCCCCGCGCCGGAATGCCCGGAGCACGCGCGGCCGATATTCAATCGGAGAAAACCAAATGGCTCGCATCTATCTCGCCTCGTCGTGGCGCAATGAGTTTCAGCCGCATTTCGTAAGCATTCTTCGGCGCAATGGCCATGAAGTCTATGACTTTCGCAATCCGCCGAATGGCGTCAAAGGATTCGCTTGGTCGGAAATTGATCCGGATTGGCAGGCGTGGAAAGCCGGTGCTTATCGGGACATTCTCACTCGACATCCCACGGCCGCGCTCGGCTATATGAACGATTTCCGCGGCATGGAATGGGCGGACACATGCGTGCTGCTACTGCCGTGCGGCCGTTCTGCGCATCTGGAAGCCGGCTGGTTTGCTGGCCGCGGAAAACGCTTGATCATATGCACGCGTGACGGTGAAGAGCCTGAGCTTATGGCTCTCATGGCCAATCACATCTGCATTTCCATCGAAGAATTGCTGGAAGTGCTTTAGCCATGAAAATTCACGTCACACCCTTTCCCGAACTGCTGCCGGCGGCCGAGCCGCTGGCCTTGCTGCCGATCGCCGCCGCCATCAGCGCCGCGATCGTCGCGGCCTCCGCTGTCCTGCTCTGGAGCCTCTGACCATGATCACAGCCCTGCTGCTCACCCTCATCGCCATGCTGATCGTGCTCTATGTCGTCGAACATTTCGGCCATGAAAGCCGGGCGCGGGCGGCCAGGCTCGATCTGGAGATCGCGCTCAAATACATCGCCGACCGCCGCGAGGGCGCCGCCTCGCAGTTCGCCTGGCTTTACCTCACCAGAAACGACCTGCGCATGCGGCACAACTTCCCCGACTTCGAAGCCTATCGCCGCCGCATCGAAACCGAAGAACAGGAGGCCGACCATGCCGGAGCGTGAAATCAGAAAATTCATGACCGACGTGATCTGCCCACTGTGCAACGGCACCGGGCGCGTCGAAGGCACGATGCATGCGCGTCTTACGCTAGCAAGAAAAGCCAAGGAGATGACGCAGGAAGATGCATGTCAAAGCCTTGGCGTCACGCGGTCGCAGCTTGCCAACATCGAAGGAGGGCGGTCTACGCCGCAGCCAGACTTTCTGATCCGTGCCGCTAAGCTTTACGGTGTCAGCGCGGATCATATTCTGGGGATTGACCATGGCTGAATCCTCCGCAATCGAATGGACCGACGCCACGGTCAATTTCTGGTGGGGCTGCACCAAGGTCGGTCCAGGCTGCGACCATTGCTATGCCGAGACGTGGAACAAGTTCCGCGGCAACGGACTCTGGGGCGCGGGCGCGCCGCGGCGATGGGTAAAATCGGCTGTCGCAACGATCCGCAAGCTTGAACGCGATCACGGCCGGTTTCTCGCTGCGCACGGCCGTCGCCGCCGTGTGTTCATCCAGTCGATGTCGGATACATTCGACAACGAAGTCGACCAGGTCTGGCGCGATGTCGCCTTCGCCGAAATCGAGAACGCCATTCATCTCGACGTGCAGCTGCTGACCAAGCGAGTTCCCAATGTCGACAAGATGGTGCCGGCGGCCTGGCGCTCCGGTTATTGGCCGCGCCACGTCGGGCTTATGATCACCGTCGTCAATCAGATGGAAGTGGCGCGCGATGTGCCGCGTTTGATCGAACTCAAAAACCGCTTTAATATCCCCTGGATTGGCCTGTCCTGCGAGCCGCTGCGCGCCTGGCTTGATCTAAGCCAGCTGCTTGCCGATCTCGATTGGATCATTGTCGGCGGCGAATCCGGCCGCCATGCGCGCCAGATCGATGCTGACGCCATCCGTGCTATCCGCGACCAGTGCGCCGCCGCCGGCACGCCATTCCTGTTCAAGCAGTGGGGCAAATATGTCCCGACCAGCGACGCCAACGGCCCATATATGATGTGGGCCGGCAAGAAGGCCGCCGGACGCGTGCTCGACGGACGCACGCACGACGAATTCCCGAGGATCGCGGCATGATCGACGACGACGCCTATTATGCTGACGTGATCGTCACTCGCAAGCCGCCACCAGAGCCGCTGGCGTCGTTTGTATGCGCCATCTGCGAGCAGGTCATTCAGCCGCAGCCATTCTTTTGGGATCGCGAATTCCGCACCGGCCCGATTTGCCTGGCGTGCTGCCGCCGCTGGGGCGGATCGACATGGACGAGGACCATAGCTCGCAAGCACAGCGACCCGATCATGCGGCTCGCGGCCATCGTCCATGCTTTCGACTGGAAGGTGAAGAATGTCCGCTATCGGTACTGAGACGCTGGCCGAGCGCGTCGGCATGGAAGAGATCATCAACGGCATTGCGCAGGATCTGCGCGACTTGCGCGCCGGAACGATCAGCATCGAAGATGCCAGGGTGCGCGCCGAACTTGCCAAGCAGCTGCTTGGCGGCGTCCGCATCGTCGTCACCGCCCGCAAGCATCTGCAGGAGCTGGCAAAGCCGATCAACGGGGAGGCGGAAGAGTGACCGACCCCAAGATCGAGCGGCTGAATTCCATCCGGTTCCGGCACAATGCCGCGTCGACCGATTGGAGTCTGCGCGAATCAAGCGCCGGCCGCTCGCTCTATGCCAGCATCATCCCGCAGGAGCCTCCGGCTCTTGTGCTGATTTTCGACGGACAGACCGGCACCGCCGACGAGAATTTTCTCTGTTTCGCGCATGAGGATATGCGCTTCGTGCTCGACCTGCTTGACGAGGCATTTGCCATCATTCGCAATCTGCGCCGCGCGCTCGATCGCGAGCCAAAGCCCAAAGACTACGCCGCCCAATGCGCCATGCTCTGCGACAAGCCGGCGTTTCAACGCTTCCTGACCGAGCGCCACGGCCTTGAAAACCAGAACCGCGATGCCGCCGCGTCCCGCGTCCGCTCGATCGTCAACATATCGAGCCGCACCGAACTCAATACCAACCCCGCCGCCGCCGATGGCTGGAAGAAGCTCTACGGCGATTTCGAAGCCTGGAGGAAACAGGGATGACCACATGCGTTTCGGCGATAACCGATGAACAAGTCGAGATCGCAGCACAGGCCATGGCGATCACCATTGCCCGCCAGGACGGCGTCACGCTCACGCCTGCCGCCTTTCGCCATGGTGCCGAAGTCAGACCCCATGAACATGCCAGGATGCGGGAATATGTACGGGCAGGGCTGGAGGCAGCCCTTGCCGCAGCGCCAGCAGGGGCGGTGAAGGCGCTGGAGTGGACCGGGAACGAAGGCGGACCGGGGTGTGATTTACTCGCCACGCCAGACCAGTTTCACTCGTACACAGTCCGACATCTGTCAGCTGACACGTTCGATGTCATCCTGAATACCGATACTGGGCCAATGTGGTTTCGCGAACGAGGTGAGACTCATTCAACCTATAAATCCGCCAAATCCGCCGCCCAAGCAGATTACGAACGTCGCATCCGTTCTGCTCTCACCTCTCCAGGCTCACAAGCGACGGATGTGCCGGCCATCATAGATCACGTCAAGAAATACAACGTCAAGGAAGGCGATCCCCGCCGTCTTTACACTCAGGCGCAAATTGAGACGGCAATCCGGCTTGCCGCCGCACCGACGCCAAAAGCAGAGGGCGCCCGATGACCGACGCCCTTCTCACCCCAGACCAGGCAGCCGAGTTGCTCAATATCTCAAAAAAGACCTTGCGCGAACACGTCGACGCGGGCGACATAGCCTACATCCCGACCGGCAGGGGAGAGAAGCGGGTGCGGATGGGTTTTGACCCCAAGGATATCCGCGCCTTCATCGAGCGCCGCAGAGCACGCAAATGTCCGTCTACAAGCACGCAAGAAGCCCCTACTATCAATATGACTTCGTCGTCGACGGTCATCGATTTCATGGCTCTACAAAGGCCACCAGCAAGAAAGACGCGCTGAAGGCCGAATCCGATCTGCGCGAGCAGCGCAAGAAGGATGCCGCGGCCAGGAAGAAGGCGGGCGACGCGCCGGTCACGCTTCGCGATGCCGCCAATCGCTACTATCTCGAAGTCGGCCAGCACCACGCCAATTTCAACACCACGTTTACTGACCTGAAGCGTCTCACCGGCTATTTCGGCGACGCCAAGCGGCTCGACGCCATCTCCGACGCCGATGTTGCCGCCCTGGTCGCATGGCGCCGGGCGCAGACCATTCATGGCCGCAGCGAGGACAAGCAGGGCAAGCCGCTGCCGACCGTCTCACCCTCGACCGTCAACCGCTCGACGACGCAGCTCATGAAATTCATCTTCGCCCGCGCCAGGCGGACATGGCGTTGCGACCTTCCGGCCGAGCCGAACTGGCGCGCCCATATGCTCAAGGAACCGCGCGAGCGCGTCCGCGAGTTGGACGGCGCGGAAGCCGCGGCCCTCGACGCTGCCGTGCGCGACGACTATGCCCCGTGGTTCGAGTTCGCACGCTTGAGCGGTCGGCGCCGCAACGAAACCCTGATCAAATGGGCCGACGTCAATATCTTCGCCAAGCGCATCACCACCACGGGCAAAGGCGGTGCGCTGATCTCCACGCCGATCACGCCGGCCATCGCCGCCATCCTCAAAGCCTGCGAAGGCCAGCACGAAACCCACGTTTTCACCTATGTCTGCCGCCGGCCGCGCAAGGGACAGGTGAAGGGCAAGCGCTACCCGATCACCGCCGAAGGCGCCAAGACGCAATGGCGTCGACTGAAGGCCCGCGCCAAGGTGGAAGACTTCCGCTTCCACGACATCCGCCACGACGTCGCCACGAAGCTCCTGCGCGCCACCGGCAACCTGAAGATCGTCCAGCGCGCCCTCAATCATGCGGATATCAAGACGACCACCAAATACGCCCACGTCCTCGACGACGAGGTCGCCGCTGCCCTGGAGCAGGTCGCCAAGTCCCGGAAGTCCATATCAGGGGTTTTTTAGGAATAATGTGCGGATTGGAGAGTTGATATGCCTAAGTTTCGAGTGCCTGTGAGGGTCGGTGTTGCGCCCGTTCAATCCTATGAAAGGTTTGTCGTTGTTGACGCGGCCGACCGACGCGCGGCTGCAATCTTCATCAGTGAAAACATCAGCACACTCATTCACCGGCCTGGATGGAGAGTTGTAGGCAGACGGCTCGCCGCAATTCGCCCTGACAGAACGACCTACGACACGTATCTCGACTATCACGAGCTTGAGGAATGGGTTGGTGACGGAAAGAAGATATGGTAGTCCCGGAAAATGTCCCGAACCGATAAAAGCAAGTTGGCTTAACCCTTGCCGCCACTTGCAAATTCGGTAAAGCGCCTCCCGGCCTGGGGGTCAAGGGGTCGTGGGTTCGAATCCCGCCACTCCGACCATTTAAGTGGTTGGAACCACAAGGCAATTTCCAATTATCCGCCGGTCAAAAGCCGGCGGATATTGGAACATAAGGTAGACGAAATCCCGAAATCGGCGCCGAAATCCCCGGAATTTTCCCGTACTGAGTCTCGCCATGGCATCATCGATCTACACTCTCGGCGGAATGATCGATCACGGCTATACGCTGCACGTCTATTGCGAGACGTGGGGCTGCGGCGAGGGCAGGAAGGTCGATCTGGAAAGGCTGGCGGCGCGCTATGGCCGAGAGCACGGCGCGATGCATCAGGATCTGGTCGGGCTGCCGTGGAAGTGCCAGAAGTGTGGCGGCCGGAAAGTGTCGTTCCGGATCGCGCCGGGCGCCAAGCAATACACGTTCCATCAGGCCCCAGATCCGGACGAGCCGTTCTGAGAACGAAAAACCCGGCAGCCGTGGGCGACTGCCGGGTGAAATTAAGACGAATAATCTATAACGTGAAACGCGGTCAGGCGTTCCAGTCAGGCAAGCCCGCCCTTGATAATCCAGGCGATGAAGGCTGTCAGAACCACACTGCCAACAATCCACAAGGCCCGGCCTCCGAGTCCCTTTATTTCCTTGATCTCTGTCCGCGTGTCCTTGATCTGGTCTTCCATCCTGGTCAGCCGCTCATAAAGCGCCTTGTCGCGCTCATCCTCCCGCGCCTCGGTCACCGCCCTCGTCTGCGCATAGGCTTCCAAAATCCTGACGCGCGCTTCGATCGCCACGGCTTCCCGCACCCCTTCGCGAATCATTTCCTCATGCCGCTCTTTGAGCAGCATCAGCGCTTCCACACGGCGGGCGATTGCGGCCAGGTCCCCGAGGCCATGCGTGTCTTCAAAATTGTCTGGCATTCGCGCATTCGCCTTTCATGCACTGCTGAAATCAATTGCTGGAAAATTTGGTTCGCAGATCATCGTGGAAGGCCGCACAGCGTTCCACGCGCGCATTTGCATTATCGAGGTGCTGGCGCTCGCGGATCAGGACGGAACGCACTTCCGAGCCCGCGGCCAGATCGGCGTGGGCTTCCCGCACGCGGCAATCCGCAGGCAGGTCGGGAAGCTTTACACCGGCCTCAATTCGGCCCTTTACGTTTGCCGATTGGATCAGCCTTCCCCGCGCCGTCGTGCACGATGACGCCAATGTCATCGTCAGTGAGATCGCAGCGGCGATTTGCAGCAGCCAGGCGCTTTTCATATTCGGTGATCCTCTGTTCGGTCTCGATTGTGGATTGCGCCTGCGAGGCCTGCGCCTCGACGAGCCGGCGCTGGTAGGCGGCGACTGCGGCGCTGACGGCCTCGGCCTGGCGCTTTTCCTCGGCTTCCTTCGCCTTCGCCGTTTGCTGCTCGACCAGGGACATATACACTTCGAGCACGCGGGCATCGTGGCCGGCGAGCCATCGTTCGAAGGCGAGACCGGCACCAGCGATGATGATCACCACGGCCAGGAAGCCAGCGATATACTTGCCGACCGGGGATAAGAAGAGGGTGATCAGCGCGCTCATGGCTGTTGCGCTCCCGGTTGCGGTTCTCCATCGATCGCCGCCGGCGGATTCTTGTAGGGAAGCCCCGTGCCGGTGCGCCAGATCGCGGTAATGTCCTGAATGGTGGCGAATCCCGTGTAGCCAAGCACCAGCACGGCGATCAGCCACAGCCAGCCCTCGGCGATCGTCTGGTTGACGCGTGTGTCGGGGGCATTGATCATCAGCTGCAGCTGCCAGCAGCCCCAGCCGACGACGGGATAGAGAGCCAGGCGCCGCCAGGTCCAGCCCGGCTCGCCCGTGTGCTTCGCTTCCTTGGCCATGTCAGCCCGCCTTCGCCGCCGCCTGGATAGCGGCCTTGAATTTCTGGGCATAGCCGGCGATCGTCGCGGCCTTGTCCGTGCCGTTGACGACGCGCCGCGCTTGCACGAAATCCGGACGGCCGGGGATCAGGAAGTCGCTGAGCTTCCTGCCGGTCCACCATCCCTCTTTGTTGCCGAGGAAGAGGCTCATCGCCGAGACGAACGGATCGCGGCGCTGTTCGGGATTGGCGACCAGGTCGATTCCAAGCCCGAACATCTCGTTCAGACGCGTGGTTGCCTTGAGCGCGTTGCGCCGTCCGGTGTTCTGCACATGGCCTTCGCCACGGAAGCGATAGCCGTCGCCCTTATCGGTATTGCCGAGCTGCTGACCTAGCTTCGTTCCCGGTTCGTATTTGTCGAAATAGGAGACCTGGCCGTATTCGGTGATCGGCTGCATCGAGCGCGCTGTCTCATGGAACGCCGTGCCAAGGTCATAGGCAAGATGGTCGGTCGGATTCGGGATGTCGGCCGCGCCGGCGAAGTGCTTGTCCCAGACGTCGAGCAGGTTTTCCATGCCCTCGACCTGCGCATGCGAAAGCTTGCCGGCGAACAGCGAGGTTCGCACGGCGTCGTAGAAGGCGCTGCGGTTCATGATGATGTTTCCTTGTGGTGACTTCAGGCTTGCTCTGCCTCGATCGCCTTGTCGAACAGCGCCAGCACTTCTGCATGCTCGTGGGCGTCGTTGTAACTGTCGATGCCGGGACATCCCTCATTGGCCGCCGCCTTTGCCAGGGCTTCAAATGCCGGCAGGTATTCGCGGCCGATCAGCGACATGACCGCGCCTGCGGCTGACCATGCGACGGCGGCCGGCTTGCTTTTAACCGAGCCGTTCCAATGGGGCATGACTTCGTTTCCGTCAGCATCTCTCGCCTGAACGCCGGTCGTCCAGGATGATGGTGATATGATTTTGGCTTTTGCCATGGTCAGCATGTCAACAACATCGCTCATCGGTTCGGCCTCAAATGCTCGCGTCTATGGTCACGGTCGGGCTGGCTGTGCCAGACGACATCACGATGTCATAGCCATTGGCGTCCTGGTGGCTGATCGTGACGTTGGTCGACGGATTTGCCGCGATCGCCGGCGACTTGGTC